AGTCTTTCGCTGTCTCCCTCTCCTTTAATGTCAGAACGTTCTGTGATTTCAAATTTACTAACCTCACCCTCTCCCTCAAGACTTTCTTCAAGGCGGGCGAGTTCTTCAAAACTAATATCTTCATGGGGTTTAACTTCTTTGGTGGTGATGTCTTCCATGAAGTACTTCATAGCACCCATGTTCTGTATCTCAACGTCCTTTAAGAAGCCGTGCTGAGTTCTAAATGAGTCTGGTTGCTTTCTTACTATCCAGTCAACATATTCTGTTTTCTCTCTGGCTTCAGCTATTTCGTCCTCTTGCTCGTTGTTAGGTTCAAAGATACAGGGCTTTTTAGCACCAAGGAAACTGCGAGCAAGTGAGGGCATATCAGACTCAACAACATCTTGAACGTCATTAGATACTACCTTAGAGCGTTCAGGTAGCTCGTCACCATAGGGATCGCCTTTGTAGCGTTTTTGAAGTTCTTCATTGTCTGTATTGAAGTTACCATTGTATTGAATAGCATCGGCCTCAAAGGAATTGAGGACGGATAGATATTGATCGTCATTCATTTTATGCGGCATTAATATTCCTTGCTATTATCTCAATAGTGGTGTTCTAAAACTCTCTATTTCTCAACAGTGACATATGAAGGGAGGCTGGCATATCACACTAGATACTGGCGTCCGTCGTTGTGATAATCCAGAACCGCTTTGATGCTATAAGCCACCAACCTCACTACATAAACTTATTATATCATACTATTCCTTCGTTTGAATATTCGAGTTTACCCCATTCTTTTTTAGTCGGAGGCATAAACCCAGACATCATTACACAATCACCCTCATTAGGCGAATCAATCTTGTTTGTTTTCATTTCTTTCTTGTTCATTATCTGTTCTAAACCTCTACCATTAGCTACTCTTGGTATTCTAACCAATTGCGAACGTAAATCTATTATGTTACCTATTCCATCAGAGTCAAAACTAATCATTTCATCGGGATCAATGTATTCCTCTCTAACCACACATTTGTAAGTATTGTACATTTTGTCGGCTAGTTTAATGTAGTATTGAGATCGGTTGTTTAAGAACGTTTCCTTATAAGTTTTAGGGTTATTGTCCTTCTCATCCTCTACAGTTTGGTATATTTTATCTGCGTTGTCCTGGCCTTTACCTGATAGTGAACCTCTAAAACCGTGGTATTTAATGTGAGTGCCTTTAAAGTTGTCAGATATTTGACGCTTTAAGCCTGCTCCCATTCCATCCTCATCCCATACAAACCAGTCTGCACCGTCTTTTATTGCGTGGTCTGTGGCCCAGTCACAAGTTTCGTCAATCTTACCTTTATCCTTCGAGCGTACCTTTTTAATAATAGAGCCATGCTTTAGAACATATCCTCCGGCATCGTCACCATCGTTAAAAGGATCGTGAACAGCTATCTTACAGCCATGTGGTTCAAATATCTTTTTAAGCCTTGGTATTTTATGAGCGTCAATACAGGCATCGAACCACTCGCCTTTAATAATTGAATCCTCTACCTCGTCCATATAGTGACCACCCCATTTGTGATCGTAAGCTGCTTGAGTTAGTTTGTCTAAATCGTCTAATCTCTCAACTTCCAATCCTGAAGCCATAAACCAAGACTTAGGCATATCAGTGTAGTTCATTTCAACGACCATTATTACATCGTCTTCATAGTATCCACATCTAGCCAGTTCTTTCTCAGCTCTTTGTAACCACTTCTTAGCAACTGCGCCATCTCTTCGGCCTCGATTCATGGTTATAATTATTTCGGGCATTTTAACGTCTTCGCCAGATATTAATCTTTCTGCGTCTGTTGCGTTTAATCTTACTGAGGCGGTTAATACTCTTAAAGTATTGTCTGATATGTCCTCGCCTTCTTCAATCCATAATACATCAACGCCTGATAATGTAGATTTTAAAGAGGTTATATTTCTTGATAGCCCTCTGTAGAAGCACCGACCTCCTGAAATATGTGTTATTGAATTCTTAGTATCACTGAATCCTGGTAATCCAATTCTCTCTATTTCATCGAGTATCGTTCTATGTACTGACTCCTCAATAGAGTTAAGGCTTTCCCTTGCGCAACACCATAGTTGACCGTTCATCATGCTAACAGAGGCTAAATCAGCTATGCCTGTGCTTTTCGTGCTACCTCTGCCACCTACTATTATTTTAATTCTCTTGGGCTTGGTAAATATGGGGTGTAAGTTCTTAACGTAGTTTATGACCGCCTTAGTCATTACTATCTACAGGGTTAAATATTACTTCAGCCAATTGTATGGGCCCACCATCAGGGCCGGTTATCGTGTTATCCTTTTTATCTGCAAGCCCCAAATCTCTAGCTATAATGTTAGCGTTTAATAACCCAGCTGAGGCTCCTGCAAACTTTTGATTGTAGATTATTTCAGCTGCTCGTGTAGTGACTGCCATTAAATCTACATTGCTTTTATAGTTGTTCCATGTGCTTGTACAAATATCTAAGAAGATACATAGTCCTGATTCTGTCATAGCTCTCATTAAAGAATTGCCTTTTTCCATAACCTCGCCTTGGTATACTATCCCTTCCTCTAGTGGATGATCTTCTACCCATTGGAAATACTCGCAGCAAGCTTTCCATAACACCTTAGAGTCGCTGAACTTAGGATTAGCGCCGTGTGAGCTTCTAGCTTTCCAGAATTGATTTCCTTTAGGTGCTGGCATATCTTAACCGCCTTATAACACTAACTAAACCCCTACGGTCTACTTCTATCGCACCAAAATTTACAGCGTTGACTCTTTTTGATTTACAGATATCGTAGTGGGGTGAGCTGGCTTTGGATTGAAACCATTTTCTGTTAATACCAATTTTTTCTGCCATATCATGCAATTCATCTATTGTATCAGCTACCATATGACACATAATCATCCTTCTGTATTTGTATATTGGCTTATCAACGTAAACTGGCATTGTTCTTTCCTTTGTTCTTCTTAGTCATTACTATTAATCTCTCTCAGCCATTGCTTATTTATCTTTATTTTGTAGTCGATAAAATAAACTAGCCTGTTAAACCAGTTGTTGTGTTCTTCTAAGGCGCTTATATACCCTCTTAGCCACTGAGACAACTCTTTTTCCTGTTGTCTAATGAGTCCTAGTGAGCAGGATTTAGGGTGTTGTGCGATGTTTGTTGTCCTTTGTTTTGTAGTATTATCCATTATTCACCTTCTCAGTTATTACCTTTGTATACCATCTTGATATATTAAGGCATGTTTGATGGGTGAACCTTGGTAATGAAGGAAGTCTAGGGGCAAAGGTAGAATTGATTGATTTTGATAGTTTAGTTTGCTTCATCTTTTAGCCCCTCAGTATTAGTATTTGAGAGTATCGAGCAATCGACCATAACCCTGTCTTGGTTTTTGTCTCTCACTTTATCATCCAAAGGCCAGACGCCATTTAATGCCCATGCTTCAACTATTGTTTCTGCGGTAACTTGGATATATCCTTCTTTGGTGAGTTCTACTTTCATTTGTCATTCCTTGCGGCTACTGGTTTGGTTACTTTAAACTCAGTGGTGTAGAACTCCTCTTTAAAAACTGGAAATGTACACCAAGCACGGCTTGCCATCTTTATCTGCTTTTCGTGTTCTTCTTTGTCGTAAGTGGTTATAACATCAACTTTGTATCCATCGGCCTCTAGTAAAGCTATTTGTAGTTTCATTTCATTGGTCATAGCTTCGCCTCCTGACTATGAGGATAGCAGAACTTACCTAAACGGATTAGTTTTTCTCTTAGTTGGTGACGGTTGAATTGATCGAAGTCCTCAAGAATTTTGTTGATTCTTTTCTTGATGATATTAGCTTCTTTTTTGTTTATTGGCTTCATTTTGTCAGTCTCCTTAAGAGTTATTGACGGTTAAATTACTTTCGTTTCTTTGATGTTCTGCGTTTAGTTTGCTGCTTTGTTCGCTTAGCTCTTTCTTTTGGCGTGTGCTTGGGCATGGTAGCCTCCTATTTTTACTTAGGTTTATCAGTATATCATAAAACTGGCCTAACAATAAATTATCCTTGAAAGGCCTAATCTTAAGGTAAATCAGTCCATACAGTGGTTTCATCAGCCTGATCTGACCACGAAGTTACGGCATCAGCATTGTCATTCCAATTAGTAACGGCATCTGGTAGGTCAGTCCAGATACCAATGAAAGCCTCCAGTGAAAAGGCGTCAACATCAAAGGCATCGACACTAAATGAATTGCTATTAAAGGCTCCCATCTAGGCCCTCCATAGATTTGCAGATATACCTGCACCTATCACATCAATGCTATTTATTTGTTGTACGTTAGTATCTGTTAAACCCGCTACACTAATTACCATTGAACCAAAGTTAGTCGGCGCACTTGCTGCCAATAATGCGTTATCCGTTCCTCTCATTGCAGTAGTTGGGATAGCGTCTAAAGTGGTTTCCATGGTGTCTTGTTTGGCAGATGTTGCAGCATTATCAGTGCCGCGCATAGCCGTAGTGGGTATGGCATTAAGAGTGGTTTCCATTGTATCTTGCTTGGCGCTTGTAGCGGCATTGTCAGTACCTCTCATGGTCGCAGTGTCAACGCCATCCGTTCCGCGCATTGTTGCGGTATCAACTCCGTCAGTACCTCTCATTGCAGCACCGTCAATATTTACTACATCGGCTGCTATAGTTGTTAGTTTAGTGTCGTTGTCTGCTGTTTGAGCAATACTAGCCTCAATATCAACTAAAATAGGCGCTGCTACTGCATTCTTACCTGAAGCTATCACTATTTGTAAGAATGTTTGATCAACACCAGCCACAAAAGCTGCATCAGGATAGTCGCATCTGTATAATCCAGGCATATTGGTATCATCGACTTTAATAAAACCACCATCGGCATGAGTGGCACTTGCAGAGGCTAGAGTAATTAGTGTTAAATCAACTCTTGCTGCTCCCTGCCTAGCGTAAGATGCTGAACCACCAGTTTCTATGTCTGAGAACAATAAACCCGTTACTGGCTCACCAGGGCTAGTTGCACTTGCATCTTGAACGATGTAGTAATAAACACTAACGTTCGTTGACCCTGCTGGTATCTTCATTGTCTCATTCCTTGGTAATTAGCTATTGATCGGTTGAATAATAACATACTTACATCTACCCCACCTATCTCAACAGGCGTTCCCGCTGCTGCGAATGTAGAAGGGGAGTTTTGATTGTTGAATTCTGTTGCATCCAAATCGTCAGAAATGGCTGAAAGTCTAAATCTACCCTCTGCCACTCGTAACGGTTGAGTACCGAAAGGGGTGCTGTCCGCAGAAACAAGCATTTTTAATCTATCAACACCTGTCATGGATACCGAGACAGTGCTAGACACTGAGGCTGCACCACCATTTATGTTTAATTTTCTGGATGTATCAGAAGTAAATATACCTGAGTAGCTTCTCCATATATCCTCACCGGTTAGTGCTGAGATAGAAGATACGTCATTCGTTGTACCGTCCCATGCTTGAATCTCCCCTCCAAACCCACTGCTAAATAATGTTCCAATTGCAGCTTGTTGATTTGTTGAACTGGCATCGGCTAAACAGATAATCCTTGTTGCCTGCGATACTTCTATAAAACCCCATGCTTGAATAGTAAAAGGTTCCACTATGGTTGAAAATGTTTGCGATGATGTCAGACTATCTGCATTAGTAGAATCACCTCTTCTCGCCCCTGTCGAACTACCAAATGGGCCGGAAGAAGATACTGTTCCGTTGTCTGTAATTGTCCCGTTACCAGTTGAATCAATTAACCCGTGATGAGTAACAAATGCATAATCACTCCATACATTATCTCTACCGTGGGTATCAGTTACACCGTACTCTGTAAGTGCGCCATCACCATATTCGATATAAATAGTGGTATCAGATACGCTGGAGTTGACAAAGTCAGTCTGAGAAGTCCATATTTCAATTTCAGCATCATCAGCAGCACTAACACTGTCATGTTCAAAGCCAACAATTTCAACAGCCATTTCATCGGTTTGGTCGTTACTGAAATATATACGAATATCGCCGCCATCAGAACGGGCAGCGTTTGAGCCTGAAGGGTCTACAACTTCATCATCTAGATTGGCTCTAGTGATAAGCGTAGGCATATAGGTCACATCAGCTATGACCTTCGTGCTGTCAAAGACAAGGGGCTGTTGGCGATTGTTTGCCATTTAACTAGCCCATTTTTGTTGCGGTTATTGTATTCCCGTTCTTTTGAATGAATACTCGACCTTCAACTATTACACCGGCAACTAATTCATAAACCTTAGCAATAGCGAATTGTAATTCAATATCTACTTCAGTTATTTGAAATCGGTGTATCTCCACGGGTTTGTTGTTCGAATACCAAGAAGTCAATGCGATTTTTACGGCTTCATCGGTTGGCGCTCTTTGGAAGACAGGATTTGCTTTTTCTTCCCATACCACCTTTTCGATGGTTTCACCTTCATCGTAAACCTTAAACCTCAAGTTGCCCGTTTTAGATATTTCATTACCATCATCAGTAATTAAATCATCCACGCTGATAATATAATTAGAATAACCCAACTCAACTCTGCGAATTTCAAAATCAGAAGGCAGAGGATTTCCACCACTATCTAAGGCTACTTTTCCCGTAGCTCGCACGATAGGAGGGTTATTATTAACCTTACGTAAGTTACCAACTCGGCTGTATTTAGTTTTTAGGTATGTAATAAAATTTACTTTGTCCATAATTACTTATCCTGATGTAATTCGTTATGTTTTAGGAGTATAACACTATTCTTGTTGTTGTTTTTATCGCAAGTTTGGTGGCTTCCGTCTATTTTTCGTCCTACAGCATCAATAATTAACTCTGACTCTGTTAAGTTGTTTTTGTCTATAGGTTCTGGAAACACATGATCCCTTTCTTTTTCTGTTAATTTTACGGATATGCAAGGGCTTTCTAGCTCTAAACCCACATGATATTGCCTGTATTTGGTCGTAGAACACCCGCTAAAGCCGATCCCGCCAATTATCAGTATTAATATCCTTAATAGCTTCATCAGATTTTTTCTCCTCTTCTTTTTTAACCTTATTCATTTGTTCAGTGATATGTCCTTTCTTCTGGTGCATTATGTTTTCTTCTTCCAGGTTCTCAATCTCGTGATTCTTGAGTTTAAGCATTAAAGCCATAAATGCAAGAGCAGCGCCCATGATACCAACTAGTTTTGCCCATAATCCGCTAAACATTACTTAGCCCAGTTTTCACTTGAAAATCCTTGCCAGTCGTTGTAGGCACTTTCTGATACCCTTTTCCACCCATGCTTTAGGGTAACGTAGTGAACCCAGTAGCCGCCTTTGATATATTTTCTGTACCATTGGAATTTATTCATTACTTATCAGCCTTAATCCAGTGCGTTTTCACGCCTTTAGCCCATGCGAAGGTATAAAATAAACATAATATAAATATACCCCATTGCTCTGCTGTGTATGCAGAATAAAACCAGAAAGGTTGACCGGCAAGACCAAATAGACAAGCATACTTAGGTAAGTTTCCTTTTGATTGACTTAGGAATATTGCCGTTACACCTGTTAAAGCTATTGCTATTTGTTCCATTATGTCGAACTCAGAGGCTTTCTAGTTTTCTGTCTACGGTATTTAGCCAGTAGACCAAAACCTATTAAGATAGCGCCATAGCTCCAACTTGGGAGGTATTCTTGGAAATAACCTATATTCGCCTCAATAACCATTAAAACGCCTACAACCTTCTGAATAAGCGCCTCCTTCATTGTCTGAGACTCTTTTAAGTTCTTCCAATATAGTTTAATTGCCGTAAAGATAAATCACCTCCTAGTCTTTCATTTCATTTGCTAATCTTTTTGCCCTATCGCCAACTTGCCTAGCCCATTTACTATCGAGCATTTCAACTGAGGCTAGAAAATAGTTCTTTTCTGATAATGCTTTATTCATTTTAATGAATCTTTTAAACCTGGTTATGCCAAGATTATAAACCATGTTAATGATTATATCTTTCCTGATTATTGTAAGTTCAGAGAAATAGTGAAGTTTACGACAATCGCACAAGACTTTTTTTAAATCGTTTTTTAATAAATATTCCGCTTCTTCCTTTGTTAAAGGGTTATCATCAAGGTTTCTACCGTAGCCAATAGTAGTTTTTCCAACAGTATCTAGGTAAGGTTTTCCTCTGAATCCTTCGTCAAATTTAATCTGCTCTATAGCGCTCATTTGCAAATACACCTAAAGTTTTTAAGTGGTTTAATGTGCGATCGGCTTGATCTTTTTGCGTAAACAGTAAAGTCTTTCCAATACCCCTCACCAGTTACTACGCAATACATATCTTTGTTTGTTTTATTAACTACTATATAAAATTTCTGGCCTACCTTTGATTTTAATTCTATTATTTTATAGGAGGCTTTAACTGTTTGAGCGTCATAGGTCACGCTACATGCTGAAACCAGCAAGATTGCAATTATTATGTACTTAAAGGTCAAGTAGTATCTTTCTTTGAGCTTCATTGGCTGTCTCTGCTAAAAGTAATTTCTGATATCTTCGTTTATCTTTACCTTTTAACTTACTGATGTCTTTGTCGTAATATCTTGATAACGATTCATCGATAAGTCTCAGGTTTAATTCATTGAATCTTATATCTTGAGTCTTTTTTACTTCGTTTATTTTCTCGTCCAGGTAAGGTTTAGTTACTATTGTAGAGTCTACCCATGAATAGACACTGTATCCGCTGCCAAAAATAACTCCTAATCCACCTACTATTGAGGCTATAAATACTATTTTCTTTTGTAGTGATGATAAAGTCATTTAAATTAACTTGGACGCTATTACGGCTGTTGATACTACTACTCCAGCCTCAATAAGTCTTTGCATCCATCCTCGTTGAGTTTTTTGTCTTTCTTCTAGCAGCAGAATAGTTTTAGACATTGTTTTAAGAACTTTATTATTTTCTTCTTGCCCGATTTCGTATCTGTCCATTCTTTTAGCATTGAATTCTTGGTCTTTTTTGGCCTCTATATGGTGCTTGGTTAGAGTATCAACCGACTCTGTTAGTTTAATTATTGCCTTGTTTGTGTGGGATGCTCTTGCTTCATCTCGTTTATTCTGATCCGCGGCCTGCGTTATCAACAAATCTGCGAAGGCCTGAAAGATTTGTTCTGAGTTCCCATTCTTCATGTCTCCTTCGCTCATTTATAACTCCTAGTGCTATTCCGACTAGAACGCATATTCCTGACCAAAGAAGAGATAGAGCAATTATCCCATAAAGTAGATCCTTGTTTTCTAATAAGAGTAACCACATCTTTTTCCTTCCATAGTAAATATATTAGTTGCGAAACCATTAAAGACCAAACTATAGGATTGTAGGCATCGTGAACATTAATATTCATTTCCTGAAAATTAGTGACAATTATATAGTGAAGGATCACTAAAGAATTAACTATTAAAGTAGATGCAACTAGGATTTTGAGAATTTTCCCAGTCTTTAAATATTTAAAAGCTATTAATACCATAATTTGAATTGTTGAATAAGCCACATATACCACAGGCTCCTTTGTCATTTGTAGAATTTTTAAAAATATATCTGAGTATACCTGAAGCATAGCAAAACTAACACAAACCACCACTGCTGTTTTTCTGTGTTTTTCATTAGAACCGGCAACGACCAATATAGCCGCTACCGTTAGAGTGCTATCTACTAACATTATCCACCTGGAGGCGGGGGAGGTGGTGGTGGCTTAGGTTCTTCAACTGGCGGAATCGGTCTATCTGGTTGGTCTGGCATATTATACACCTGTTTTATTTAAGGAATTTCTATTTTAGCATTTCTTGCGTGATTTTTCTATTGCGATATTTTCGTCAACCTTTAAATTACTGTAATCAATTATTTCGTCTGGGTTGCCTTTGCGTTCTTGTGGTCCGTCCATAGCTCGTTTAAAGTCATCAGCTATTGACTTGCGGTTAAGCCATGAGTCTTGTAGTTCCATTACTCACCCTTCCTTAGTTGTTCAGCGTATTCAATAACTTTATGCTCCATGAGAATGATCATTCCTTCGGCATCTGCACCACAACCCAAATCATCTCTAAACCATTGCAGCATCTTCTCAATAGCATCAGCCGCTTCATTAGAAAATTCAATTTCTCTACACCTATCTATTAAAACCCCATCATGGCAACCAGGGACAAAACTATCTCTAATGACTTTATCTGCCAGTTCACCAAGTCCCATTTCATTGGCTTCTTTGATTGCTGCTTCTCTTTCTTCACTCATTGTCTTGCTCCTTTGGTGGTGATGGCGATTCAAGAGCTATTAGTTGCTCTGACAATAAGAAATATGCCTTATCCACGCAACACCCTAAACCTTCATTCCTATTAGCATCTTGCTCGGCAATTTTAGCTAGTAAAGGTAAAGCCATTAGAATATTACGTTGATCACGGTTAAACTTTTTCCCGTGTCTTTCTTCGTAAACTATACCAGCATCCAAAATATGCATTGTCATTTTATGCTCTAAATCTCGAAGCAAACCAGTAAGAGAACTACCTGCCTTAAACATTTCCTTGTAGGGTTCTGATTTTTTCCTTTCTTCAGTAAAGCTATTACTCAACGCTGTTAACATCTTAGAAAAAACAGCTTCGTCTAATTTTTGTTTACTCATTGTCTTGCTCCTTATCCTGTGTTAAATCTCGTTGTTGTGATGAAATTCTTCTTCACTTAATATTTCGTCACATTTACTGTCTTGCTCCATGTAGTCTCGAAGTTTATTGCTAAAGCCTTGATACCCCGCTTCATTGATGGCTTCCCAAGCAATATCTAGCATTTCTTTCAGTTCAGATATTTCAGATGTCATTATTGCAAACTGGCAAGTAACTTCTTCATCAACAAAATATAATTTATCTTCTATCCATAATTTAGTTGTCATTCTGGCTTATCCTTTGGTGGTTCAGGTAGAAAGGGAGGGTATAATGATTGTTCAAACTCAGTTAAGTTATCAACAATTAAATGACCTTTCTGTAATTCAACATTTGCTAGAGTCACCCATGTTCTTTTATCTGCATGGAGGAAATGAATCCATATCGATCCTTCAGCCTCTTTAGCCATATGAGGCCTGCCGTCATTAGCTAAAAACACTCTTGGTTTGAATTCACTCACTGTCTTGCTCCTGTTTAGCCGGTTAGATGAAACGGTTGGTGAATGATAAAATTCTTGTTATACGATAACATAGGATTGTATAAAATTAATTGCCATACCTCGCAGCTTGGATCGTTAATATGCTTATTTTGTTGTTTCTGGGTTCTGCCTAACTCAGCAAGCCTTCCGGCTGTTCTGGATAGTTTTTTGTTAGTGGTTAATCTCATTTTATTCTCCTAAAAAGGTATATCGTCATCGAAATTACTATCAACAGGGGCTGCTTGCTGTCGCTTTGGAGGGTTTTCAGCTATTGATGGCTGTGGATCGGGTTCTCTCCAGAAAACCTTTACATTGCCTAGAATAGCGCCTTTCTCATCTTTGTCAGCTTCTTGTGTAATCATTCCTGAATTGCCGTATTGGTCTGCTCCGGTGATATCAATAAAAACCTTCGCATTTAGGTAAGTGCCTTTCTGACCTTTAAATAACTTGCTCTTGTCTATCTTCGTTACATCAATTTGTAGTGTTACGCCTATTTTACTCATTTTATTTTCCTTTTAAATGCCTCTAAGCATTCTTCTTTAGTTCCAGTCTCTACAAAGTCATTGCCGTAATAGAGGGTAAATTTACCTACATCGTTCCAAGACATTGTGAAAGCTCCGTTAGTGGCGTAGTACCTGTCTTTTTTAGACCACTTACTTATCATTAAGGGAATGTTCTGCAAACCATAATATGTCGATCATTGTCTGCCATAGATACGGCCTTCTTTGGCCCATGCCTGAAAAACATAGACGACACGTTTCCTGCTGCTCCTGCTTGCGCTCCTGTTAATCCTAATTCTTTGCAAGGCGAACCATCAGCATACAAACTAGCGTCACGGGATTTTTTATAAGATTCCCAATACTCTTCACCATCATCAGAATCGGATTTATCAAAGTCAATCGGGTTATCGATGATATATCTAAGCATTTCAAAGGCACATATGTGAATAGCCTGCTCATATCCTGGCCCCATACCACCCATATCAATAGTTGAAACAAGTTTGTCATTGTCCCAATTTCTTAGTATTTCAACGCATTCTTTAGTTTGTTTTCTCATTTTTATTCTCCTTGATTATTTTATCTTCATCAGCCTTAGCTACTCTCTTAAACTGTGCCTTTCTCTGTTTGGTGGCCCATATTCCGCAACAGTTAATTAGTCCTAGCTTCTTCTTTTCATCCATGAATTTGTTTTGACGTTCTGTGTTAGTTTTTGGCATTATTCAGCCTCTGTTCCATGCTTGGTTTCTTGTTATCTTGCCGTTCTTTTTTGCATTTCTTTTTATCTTTTTTAGTTCTGTCTGAACTTCTTGTAATGTTTTTTCACCGGAATGTACCTGCTCCATTAAGGCTATTCGCACATCAGCGCTGTCTGCAACGATCCCATTATCTTCTGATTGCTTAATATTTGCCCTTTTGTCAATTCTTGCTTGAAAACGAGTTCTAGTCATTCTTATTCTCCTTTGTTGTTAAATGCTTATAAATGAATAATCTAGTTAGGAATCGAACCTATACACAACCATTGTTTCAAAGGGAATCGAACCCTCATCCGGCATCTGACCGACTCGCCACCTGGCGGCTCTAGATTACTCATTTGTAAACACTTTAAATTAATAGCCGCTTACGTCCGGCTAATCGGTGGTTTGTCTTATTTAGGTTGCTTTACAAAACCTACTAAAAACGATAGCAACATATTAAATATACTCTCTTGTTAAATATAACACAAGCACTATCTGTTAATTCCTTTAAGTATT